CGATTTCCAATACTCCGGCTCGATCTGGACCTTCGATGAATCCGCTTCCCAGATCGCCGCGTAGAAGCGCTTCGACTCCACCGTTCCGGCGAGGACCTGCTTGGCGAACTCGTACTCGCGATGGCAAATCTGCGAGCTGTAGATCTCGCCCGCCGTCGTGATCTGCGCCACGTGCGGCTCTGCCCTCGACAGCGTTCCCTTGGTGATGACCTTGTACAGCGTGTCCGCCGCCAGCGTGCGCCACCTGTGCAGCTCGTCGATCAGACCGAGGCTCGGCTCGATCCCGTCGTTCACCCCGCCGTCCGCGGAGAGCACCGCATAGAAACCGGCCTTGTCCTTGCGGACGATCCGCTTGGTGGAATCGAGAACGGTCAGTCGCTCCCGGAGCGTCGGATTCGCGCGGACTAATCGAGCTGCTGCTGAGAAAACAAGTCCGGCCTGATCTCGGGCGGCCGCCGCGCCGTATGCTTCCGGCCGGTCCACCCCTTCCGAGGTGATGTGATAGAGCGGCATGCCGGCGATGAAAAACGAGTTGTGCGTCGGGATCATCGATTCTCCCGCCAGGAATAGGTGGGATGGGGAATCGACTTGGATGCACCGCACTGGCTCGCTCGGTACGGACTCGACTGATACGATATGCCGCGTCGTGCTCCTGAGCTTCTTCGCGCCCGCCGCTTTCTTCAACCGGGCGCATTTGCGGCGCAGCCGGAAGCAAGGCGCATCGGCCCGACTCCAAAACTGGATCCGCCACTTGGGACCGATGACGCGCCCGTATAATTTTGCTTCACCGCGCTTCGTGGTCGGCTTAAGGCCGAGCGAACGAATCAGTTCCGCCGCCTGCTTTGCCAGCGCCTCACTCGTGGTCGTAAATTCGCACTGGCCCCCCTTGGTCGCGTAACCATCGGTGTCCATCAGGCCCTGTAAAAGGGCCATGCGCTGATGGATGGATGCTCTGAGGTACACCGCCGGGATGTGCTTGTTGTTCAGCAGCTCCAGCCGACCGAGCAAGGCCTGGAACGAAGATCCGTCCCGCGTATTTTTCAGGCCGGTGTCCGGAATCGCGCTCTTTCCGAGCCTGTAGCTATGCGCGCTCTTGGCGAAGCCGCCGGACTTGAAGCGGTCGCAGGTGATTCCTTCTTTTTCGATCTGGCTGATGATTTCCAAATCGTCGGGATGAACGGTGATGGTCGCAATTGACGAAGTCCCGTCGCCGAGCCACGCCCCGAGGACATAGGGCGGAACGGGGAGCGCCGCGTCCGGGAGCGCCAACGCCCCGCATACCCGGATGGAATGATTACTGCCCGAGCTGCCAGGGCTTTCTATTCGAATAGAATCCGCAATCTCCTGCGTAGTCCTGATCCGAACGCACGGCTGGCGCTTCGCTCCTACCCTAAAGGATGGGAGCCTGCTCATTGTCAGCCATTCATGCTCAGCGTCGGCCACAATTTCGCAGCCATCGGAGAACTTCACCCGGAAGCAGGGACGCCCGACCATCGTCTCGGTTATGCCGACCACCGTACAGGGAATACCGCGCTCATCAAAGACGCGAGCACCGGAGCGGATGCCGCCAATAGTCTGCCAACCGTCCGGCGTCGGGATCGGAGTTTCGAGGCCGAGCGCCTTCCCGTTTTTCTTCGCCATCGACAGGTAAGATCGCCGATAGCGCCGTTGCCCGGTGTCTATATCGCAGGCGCCGTACAGGTCCCGCAAGACCTTTTCCTGCCACGGAAGAACGGTGAAGTCGATGTGCTTGTAGAGCCAGCGAAAGAACGCGACTGCCTTGCATCCGCCGCACTGGGGCTTCCCGTCCCCCCGGATCTCGCACCAGGTTGCGGACGAACACCAGGCGCATATTTCAAGCGTTCGTCTCGGCATATTCCACAGTGCGCCGAAGCCCCTGTTTTTACTAGGTTCAAACGCTATACTTCGGTACTTTCTGCCGTCAGTTCGGCCTCGCTACCGGCAGATCGCACAGCGCCTGCTCAATCGCATCCATCCGGGTATCCTCCGGCATCATCTGCACCCGCGACCGAGAGGCCGGTGTCATGCCGAACTCGCGCAGCGCCCGCGTAACCCGGTCTGTCGTAACGGACACGACGTTCAGCAACGGATTCTGGTGGATCACCCCGGACTTGGTGGTCTTCGTAAGCAGCCCGGTCTTCGCCAAGCTTTCCTGGGCCTGCTGTAGTAATGAGCAATCGACGCACAGATTCGTCAGTGCGATCGCATCGACCTCGGTCAGCACGCGCATTCGTTCGAGCATCGGGCATAGGCGTCGCCATTCCTTCTTGGCCCGCGCGTCGAGGTATCCGGGCATCTTCGGACGGCCCGAGGCTGGCTTCGGCTCGCGGCGGTTGGGCGCGCGCTTGCCGGGGAAGCCTTCGAGCGCTTCGATGGCGGAGGGCTTCGGCGCTGGACCTCTAAGCCCCATTGGTACTCCCCGCAAAACAAAGCGCTTGACTCGTTAGCGATCCAGAGCGAAGCTCGACACTGCGCAGCAAGCGCGAATAGGAGCGAACCATCATGGGTAAGAAAGTAGTCACCTTTGCAATCGACAACGAAAACGGCATCACTGCCTATCCAAGCCGGAAGGAAGCGGAGGACGGCGCCGGCGACGGCGTGGCCCTCTTCACATCGCCATCGCAACTCGACACGATCCTGACTGGCTGCAGCGGCAGCCGCCTGATCGAGATCTGGAACGGCATCCCCGGCGTCGAGCCGGTAACGAAGTTCACCAGCCGGACCGTCGCGATCGGCCGAATCTGGAAAGCTATCCAGGTCCTGGCGCCGGAAGCGGCCGAAGAAACGCCCGACGCCGCGCCACAGGCGCCCGTGGTAGCGCCGAAGCCGGCCAAGGCGACCAGGAAGGCGACCGCGGCGAAAGAACCGCGCGCCAAGGCAAAGGCCGAACCGAAGGGCGACAGCAAGAAGGCCCAGGTCATCGCCATGATCCAGAAGCCTGGCGGCGCGACCTTGGCGGCGATCATGGCAGCCACCGACTGGCAGGCGCACACGGTTCGCGGATTCATGTCCACCGTCCCCAAAAAGTTGGGGATCGAGGTGGTCTCCGCGAAGGTCGACGGTGAGCGGACTTACTCGGCCAAGGCTACTGCAGCCGGAGCCTGAACCGGAACGCGCTCGGCGGCGAGACTCGCGAAGGTGCGACCGCCGCCGATGCTGTCTCCGTCGAGCGTTGCTTCCTGCCCGGTAAACTTCTGCCAGCGTCTCACGATCATGTCGCAGTACTTGGGATCCAACTCCATCCCGAAACAAATCCGCCCCAACTCCTCTGCAGCGATGAACTGAGATCCCGAGCCCGCGAACGGCTCGGCGATCAGCGCACCCGCCGCCGTATGGTTCCGAATCGGGATTCGGAAAAGCTCAACCGGCTTCTGGGAGATGTGATTCGCGTGGAAGTCATCCGCGACGTCGCCCGTTCGGCCCGCGCCGCTTACGTTGCCCGATTCCCAAACCGTGTTCTGCGTCCGGTCACCTTGCCAGTTCGCGTTCGCGTCCTTCTTGACCGCGTACCAGCACGGCTCATGCTTCCAGTGATAGGCGCCGCGCCCGAAGACCATCACGGATTTGTTCCAGATGATCTGCGCCCGCAGCTCGTAATCGCAGGCCGTCAGGCTTTCCGCGACCGCCGCCGCGTGGAGGCCGCCGTGCCAAACGTAAGCCACCGGGCAATTCCAGAGCGCCCACACCTCGCGCCAGTCCGCGCGGTCGTCATTCTCGATAGTGCCCGAGGAGTACTCGCCCGACGAATACTTCGCCCGCCAGGACGAATCGTACTTCACGCCGTACGGTGGATCGGTAGCCATCAAGCCGGCCTTCCGTCCCGCCATCAGTCGCTCGAACGCCAGCGCGTCGGTCGAGTCGCCGCACAGCAGCCGGTGAGATCCCAGCAGCCACAGATCCCCAGGCACGGTAATCGGATCCGCCTGGACTTCCGGACAGGCATCCGGCTCGGTTAAGCCTTCGGCCACCTTCTCCCCGGCCAGATCCAGGCACAGCGCCTTCAGCGCATCGTCCCCCACCACTATCGAGCCCAGCAGTTCCGCCAGCAGCTTGTCGTCTTTCTCCGCCATAGCGGACAGCGGGTCGAGCGTCGCCAGGATCAGGGCTTCTTCTTCGTCCGATAGGTCCACATAGACCACCGGAACCATCTCGTTCGCCTTAATTGCGAGTGCGACGCGCGCATGTCCGTCGACCACGAAGCCGGACCGCTGGTTGACGATGCAGTCCTGGACCCAGCCAACCTCGCTCAGCACGCCCGCCAGCGCATCGACCTGATTCTTTGGGTGGATACGCCAGTTCTTCGGATTGGCCAGCAGGCTCTTCGCCTCGACCTCCGCGTGGCCCGTGATGCGGTTGCGCCACTTGCGCGCGGAATCGGGCGCGGACGGCGACAAATCGGGCGCGGTCGGCTTCGGAACGGCTATCTCGACTGCTTTGTTGCGCTTGGTGAATTTTGGCAAACTTTTTACTCGGAAACCTGCGGATTACCGCGGTGCCTTGGCAACGGCGCCGCGCAAAAACTTTTTCAGGATTTGACCCACCCCTTCCCTTGCCGCGCGGCCCGCTTCTTTTGTTGCAGGCTGCTTACCGCTTTCATGTTGGTTATGGGCCGAGCGAGCGTCTCAGTCGTCCTGCTGCTCCATTGGGTACGGAGACCACCACCTTTTGCTTGCCCTGGTCCCGCAGCGCGCTGAATCGATGGCGCCCGTTCTCGAAGGCGATCTTGCCGCCACTGGTCAGGGTCACCACCGGGGCTATGATTGGCTTGGTCGTGGACGCCAGGAACGTAGCGAAGCGATCGCGCCTGTCGCCTATCTGTGCGCCTCCGCCGCCCGGCGGAATGTAGTAGGCGGAGTCCTTAGACCAGGCCGCGTCCAGCTTGGCCGTGCTTACCGTGACCAGGGTATGGCCAAACTTAACCGGTTCGACCGTGTACGTCACGCCGCTTGCCGTCACCGTCCGTGCTGCTCCGCCGCCGCCACCTGCGCCCGCCCCGCCGTTTCCGCCCATGTGTCCGCTGCTCCTCGCCCAAATCCAACTTTCCGCATGCCGTCGATTGCAGCGGGAAGTCTGCTGTAGACCGGCCCGATCGGCAATTCCTCGTCGCTCAGCCACTTCGCCTGGCCATAAAACACGATGCGTTGTGGCTCGAGCGCCCGAACCCCGGCCCGCAGGCCGCGCAAGAACAGCTTTCGATCTGCCACTCTCACAGTGCGAGCCTGGCAGAACACCACGGGCGCGCCGCATGGGATGCCTTGAAAGCAGAATTTGTAGGACTGTGGTGCCCCGAACGATAGGTTCGGCGCGATGCGCAGTCCGGCATCCTGCCATGCCAGGGCAAGCACACGAGAGCGATACACGTTCCAGAGTTGTTCCGGGTACGGCGCGTCTCGCCACAACGAGAAGTCCGGACATACCAGACCAGCCCAAGCCTGGCGCACGAAGTCTGCGGTCCATGCGGCGCGCCGTGTCCACACGCCCTCCAGCCGGAAGTCGTCACAATAGAATCCCAGCGTTCCGCCGATTCCCCGGTGGTCGAACCGGCCGGCGCGGAATAGGAAGAAGGTCTTCGCCGCGTCGAATCTCCCGTATCTGTGCCAGGTCGTCTCGGGCACGATATCCGACAGCATGTCAGCGCGCAAGCTCGGAATACCTAACTTTGCTGCCCCCATTCTTTGATTCCTAAGGTTGGCTGTCTAAGTATCTTTTGTGCTTGCCCGCTTATTGACAAAATCAAGGTGACGGGGCAATAATTGTAAGTATGAAGAGCACAACAAAGACGGCCAGCGTAGAGCAGATCAGACGCGAATTGAAGGACGGCGCAGAGGAACTCAAGGACCTGAGACAGCTCGCCCTGAATAACCTCAAGGCGCAGAACAACGGACCGAATAATCGCGCCTACGACGAAATCAATAGCCGCATCACAGCCTTCGCGGGCCGGCACGGATGGGAACACTTTGAAGGAATCTGGTAAAACAAGAGGGCCAAAAGCGACGTGGGGTGGCAAACGCCCCAGGTCTGGCCGCCCGCGCCAAACAGAACGCTGCACGTGCGGCGCTATGACACTTAAACGCGCTGCCGCGCGCTGCCACAAGTGCTAGCTGCTGTCTTCCGGGAGTGGCAGCTCGCGCACAGGCCCTGCAAATTCGCCCGGTCGAGCCTCAGCGGATCATCCAGCCCGCGGAACGGAACGATGTGATCGATCTGCCGCGTCGCTTCGATCATGCCGACAGCCAGGCACGCCCTGCAGAGCGGCTCCTCTGCCCGCACGATGCGCCGGAGCTTATCCCAGGCGGTATCGTAGCCGCGATCTCGGGAGTTGCCGTGCGGTCCGGTTCGGTGAGTCGGACAGTAGCCGTGCGCGACCAGCTCGCGGCAGCCGGGGGATGCGCAGGGGCGGAGCGGAGCAGTTGGTATAATGGCCCCCAAAATCCCCCGCGCGATGCAGGCGGAGAGCAGCAAACCACTGACCGGGCGGCTTTCTGTTACGGTTTCTTGGCCGCCCGGCTTACATGCGAGGTGGTTTAATGTCCGACGCTGAGAATGCTGTTGACCAGCGCGGCAATCACACCCTGTACGTTATTCGGTTGAGCGAGAAACTGCCGCACGATCAGCACGGCATTGAATCCGGTGACCTGAAACGGCTGTCCTATTGCCGGTGCGATCTGGAAGCGAAGGCAAAGGTTCAGGTACTCGACGCCTTGGACTTTGATCTCGAATCCGCCGCCTGAAGGAGCAACGCTCGGAGTGTAGATGCCAGGCGCCGGAGTCTCGATCGTGCCAGGCGCTGCGCTGTCGTCGCCCGCGGGAATCGTGATCTGTGAGGGCAGCACCGTGCGAAGCGCCGTCGCGAGCTGCTCGGCCCAGGCGTACCCAGGGCAGTATTCGGACAGCGATCCAAGCGGGCTCGCCATGGCAGGAGTCAGCGCGGGCAGCTCGGCGAGAAACGGTGTGGGCGGCAAGGTTGGCGGTGGACCGTAGATCAGGGTGTAGGCCGCGAGCGACATGCCTGGTATCGGACTTGGCAGGGATGCTGCAGGACTTGCTGCGATCTGCGCGAAGGATTGAGTAGGACCAGCTACGCCGCTGAATGCGCCGCCTGGCTGAGTCAGATAGTTTGTGAGTGAATTGCTCATGAGCTGATTATCGTCCCCGAATGTTCAAGTTTTATTGACTTACCACGTTTGAGGCCCGCTGCAAGGGTCTAAGAAATGCTTTTTCAATAAACCCTTGAGTCTCTCCCACCGGGTGGGCGGAGCTATCGGAACGACCAGGCCGCGAACGAAGTCCATGCAGCGCTCGCACCAGCGGTATTCACAGAGGTCCGCTTCTGCAGCTTCCGGCTCATCGATGAGCGGACGGCCGCATGCTTCACAGACGAGCTGCTCACCTGGACCGGGAAAGAGTATCTTCATGTTGCTGTAGAAAACGCAATTCGTGATCGTCATTCTGCATCGATGTGGCGCCGCGCGGGAATGATGCTCGCTTCTGTTGGGCTCGATAGCGGACATCCAGAGCGTGGATCGAGCTCGAAGTATTTTTTCGGCCAGGGCATGCGCTCTTCACTTCTCCATTTCTCGTTGCCGCGGTTGCCGTACTCTGGGTTTTCCGGATCCCGGCGTTCCTGCATGTAGACCCGATGCCGGCAGGTTATGCAGTGTCCGCAATGGCAAGTGGGTCTCGGCATGCAGCCATTTTCATCCCAACTGCTCGTAAACCTCAACAGCAGCCTTGTCCAGTTCGAGCGATCGGAACTGGGCGTACACAGCAGTGCTGCGCGGATCGCGATGTCCAAGCCAGGCCTGCACTTTATCGAGCGACAGCTTCCCCATCAGATGCGTGCCGATCGAATGCTTTAAAACGTGGCAGTGGCGAAGGTCTTGCGGAATGTCCGCCGCGGTGGCATAGCGGACGAACAGCACATGCAGCATTCCGCGCTGTATGCCTTTTCCGCCTTCTCTCGATGGAAACAGCGGGCCCGGGGAATGACCTCGAACGCGGATCCACGCTTTCAGGACTCGATTTTCCGCCGGCGACAGAAGAGGCTCACTGGTAAGCGAACCCTTCAGCCGCTCGACGTACAGCCGGCCGGATTCCTGCCGCCAGCTCGACAATTTGAACTTTCCAATCTCCGAAGCGCGCAGGCCTCGCCAGTACATGAGGGTGAAGATTGCCGCGTTTCGGGCCCTGTTGTAACCGTTTTGCTCCGCGGAAACGCGACTCATGAACCTCGTAAGTTCCGCTTCCGTTAGGTACTTACGTACTTCGGTGTGCCTCATTTTCGGGTTAGACAAAATACCGCAAACTGTGCAATTGGGCTCGAAAAACCAGGCCTATCTCGATGATTCCAGGTTGGCCTGAAAACGCGATTTCCTGCTGTAGTGTGCAACCGGAGCGCGTTTTTCCGTTCTGCCGGCGATGTCACCCAGCAGATCCGAGACCGGGTCGTCGTGGTCGTCGACTTCGAACAGCCACCAGAAACTGCGCGCGGTTTTCGTCACCTTCGACCGCCCGGCTTCTTGAACATCTGCAGTAGCTGGGCGCGGAACCATTCGAATTTTCCGCACTCTCCGCAGGAACAGCCGCCCTCTTTCGAATGCCAGTTGGCGTGCTCTTCGGCATGGCGGATCAGGAGGTCGACCTGGTCCCGCATTACCTGGTTTGGATGCGCCCAGATGATCGGACGAACCTCGGGCTCAGGAGCGAATTCAGGAGCTGCCAAAGGAAACCTCCAGCGGGCGGGAATATCGATTGCGGACGATCTACTTATCGATTGTGAACAATCGTTACGCGGCTTTTTTGATGATGACCGGCTTGCTGCTTCGGCGCAGGACTATCGACGGACGCCAGTTTCCACCGCCTTCATAGAACAGGCGCACTGCAGGACCTGCTACTGGTAACCCTTCGACTTGCTCGATTGTTGCCAGGCCGCTGCCAAGCTCGCGTTCCTGAATCGTTGGCTTATTGACCAGGCGGATTCCGCGCTCGGGCTTGTTGCCGAACAGCAGCTCCGCTTCTCCCAACTTCATCTTGTCGCGGGCTTGCCATTCGGCTACTTCGAAAAGAAATACCGGAGGATCACCCACGTAAACACGAACGTCAGAGGAATGTACATCGGGATGAGGTTGTGGTGTGGATTCTGATTGGGTCAGCTTCGGGGCGCTGATGAGGACTACGGGGCAGTGCGCGTCTTTAGAGCCGCCTACTGCAAACGGCTTTACAACAGAACCATTATAAGGGGAAATGACCTGTAATTTACGCCGCTTTTTGGATTTCTTTTTTGACAGTTAGGTCTCCCTTTGTTTTTCGCTACTTGGAATCGGTCTCGATTCACGGATTACCGAGGGCGGCGAGCGTTTGCGCCAGCTTCCTTGGACGTGTTTGCAGCCGGTTCAGCAGATCGAGCTGTTTCTGGCTCCCTCCGTGCGCCTTAGTGCAGCGAACCTGGACACAGATAAATCCAAGTGCTGTTTTCTCTTCGGCTTCAGCCCTTGCGACCCACGGATCGTAATAGAAAACCGGGCGCGGTCGCAAATGCTCGCGGACGAATTCAAGTAGCCTTTCATTTCTCCAATCTGTCACGCTGCCTTCTGCAACGCCGGCTTTTCAATCGCCTCAATCGTCCGGTAGCCGATCTGTTCCTCGACCACGTATTTCGGGCGATCCAGAATCGTCACATGATCATCGAACTTGCCGAGCGGCACGTCGGCGATCTTGTAGAACGCATCGCCGAGAAACGCGCACAGCCGCTTCAGCGCGCCCGGCTTGAAAACGCGCTTCATCGTCCGCGCGCTGAGCTTCAGGGTGAAATGCTCGCCTTCGAACAGGCACGGCTGGTTCGCCGGCTCTGCATCGGCGCGCGCCCGCATGGTCTTGCCGAGCTTCTCGCGCTCCGCAATTTCGGATTTGAACGGCGCCAGTTTTTGATCGAGATAGCCGAAACGGTCGGCTTCGAGGGAAACGACGGACTTTTCCTTACTTGTCAAAGTATCGCTCTCCTGTTGTGTGTACCTCTAGTGTGACAGGTGCGGGCGGTGGCGTTCACAAGTGAAATCGTGGCGACTGGCGTTCCAATCGTCAGATCGCTGCTGATCGTGATCGCCGATATCACCGCATTGCGAACCGAGGCTGTGAAGGTCAGGTTCAAGGTCGTGCCCGGGATCGCGAGGAAGGCCGCACGTGAGGTTGGCGTCATCGCTCCATTCTCCGCGTAGAGATCCAGATTCTGAATGATCGGCTGATCGTTTGCTGTCACCGAGAATACGCGCTGGCCTGGCGCTGCGATCCAGCCGCCGCAGCTCGCCGGCGTGCAGGGTTCAAGGAAGGAGAGCGTCACCGTATACAGCCCTGGTGAGCTGACTGTCAGGTGATAAGTGAACTGCGTTCCGTACCGCATGGTCCCTACATTTGGTGAGACCGGTGTGTAGTTCGGCACGGTGTACGCGGTTGTCGAGATCCCTGGCGGGCTTGAGAATAATCCCGTATCACTTGGGCTTCCCGGATAGATGGTTATGGGCTGCCCTAATAAGGGGAGTGTGATCAGTAGCGCGAGTGCTTTCATTGTTTGGCCTCATCTGGAGCGCCCGTTTCGGCTGTTGCGGGGGCGGCTGGTGTTGAGTTACGCCACTCGGTTCCTATCGTCAGTTCGATCTGAACCAAGGCTTTCTGGAAGGCGTCTTCGTAATCGCGGCCGATGCCACTCGCGGACGAAACTAAATTCCCTTTGTGTTTGCAGCGTATGTCGCACTGAACCTTTTCTGTGCGCGAAATCGAATACGGAAGGCCAAAACTAGGGGAATTATATACATGACTACAGTGCTCCATTGGTTACCTCAAGATACGCCTCTATGAATCCTTTGGCCGCTTGCGCGACGATGCCATCGCCGTAACCCCGCAGTCGTCCCACACGTGCGGCAGCCCCATGAGCCAGCGGGAATGCGCCGCGTTCAACTGGCCTGAGGCCGGGACGATCTCCCACCCGTTGGGGCCGAGTAAGTACCCAATTGGCGTCTCGCCAAAAGCCGTTAACCGGACCTGGCCTTGCAGATTCAGAATCTTCTCTGTCCCGCTGTTCTGATAGTCCCCACTCGCCACCTTCGGCGTTGCCCAACTTGCCAACCTCGCATCCAGCGTTAGTGATTCGTTCGCCGGTCCCTGCCCGCTCCGTTCCGTTGACGTGGGAGTCGTCCAGCCGCTCAACTTCGCTTCGTTCTCCAATCCGATTTGAGCTTTCGTCCCGTCCTGATGCTTCCCGATGTCCGTCTGGTTCCCGCTGATCCGGTCGCCGTTTGGAACGCACGGCGTTTTCCAGCCGGACAGTTGCGCCATCACCTGAAGACTGGTAATTGCCGTCCGGTTCGCACCCGTCCCGTCTCGCTCGCCCATTCTCGTTTTCATCGCTAAGTGAGCTTCTGGTGTCTTGTTGTCGTCGTTCGCAACCGGCGTTGGCCATGCGGCCAATACCGCCATATTGCTCAGGTCGTGGGGAAAGTAATGGTGATCCGCCATCGTGTTGCCCCGCTCCCGTTCGTCGTGCTTCTGCGGAGTCGGCCACCCAATAAAGACGCTGCCTTCGGTGAGGGGCTCCGAAGCCCGCAGCGCAGAGATCGACTGCCCC